AGCAGCCAGGTTTGGAACGAAGCGCGCAGCAAGAAATACGCGGATTTCTCCGTCGAGTACACCGATCGTGAAGCCGGCACGGTGAAAATTTCTCTTAGTGATACACAAACTGCTTCATTTGCTGACACTCTCTATTACGACGTTCTTCTTACAGATTCTGATGGCATAAAAGAATATTACCTAGAAGGTAAAATTACTACAGCTCAGGGTTATACGGAATGACATCAGTAAACGTAACAACCCAGACCTCCTCGGTAACAGTTACCGACGCCACGTCCTCTACGGCGGTAACTACAAGCTCAGCATCGACTGTTACTGCTACGACTGCAGGCCCGCGAGGACCTCAAGGACCCGCCGGACCATCGGGACTTGTTGTTGATAGTGCAGCTAAAGTAAGCGGAAGCGTCGTCTATTACGACGGCAGCGAATTCAAGGCTGACGCCACCTGGACCACCTCTACCCTGACTGACGGGGGCAACTTCTGACCATGGCCAACACTGTTCGCATTAAGCGCCGTGCTTCTGGCTCAGCTGGAGCGCCGTCATCACTGGAGAACGCTGAACTCGCGTTCAACGAAGTAGACGATACGCTTTATTACGGCGAAGGCACTGGCGGAGCCGGTGGTTCGGCTACTTCAATTCTTGCAATCGGCGGCTCCGGCGCATTCACGACGCTGGGCACTACACAAACAATCAGCGGTAATAAGACGTTCAGCGGCACGGTTGCTCTTGGTAGCAGCGCTACTGCATCTACGCCTGCTGAAAACGACAACAGCACTAAGGTCGCAACCACTGCTTACGTCCAGACTGAAATCTCAGGTCTGAACACCGGCACGGTCACCAGCGTTGGGCTAAGCCTCCCCAACATCTTCAGCGTTAGCAACAGCCCTGTTACTACTAGCGGCACGCTGACCGGTTCGCTTGCTAGTCAGACTGCAAACCGCGTTTTTGCCGCTCCAGACGGAAGCAACGGCACACCCAGTTTCCGTGCTCTGGTTGCTGATGACATTCCCGACCTGAGCAGCAGCTACCTGCCGATCAGCGGTGGCACGATCAGTTCCAACCTGACGATCAGCGGCAACCTCACTGTTGATGGCACCACCACAACCGTGAACTCAACCACCGTTTCGGTGGACGACAAGAACATTGAGCTGGGCTCTACTGCTAGCCCTAGCGATGCTTCTGCTGACGGTGGTGGCATCACCCTGAAGGGCACAACCGATCACACTTGGAACTGGGTTAACTCCACTGACGCTTGGACTTCCAGCGAGCACATTGATCTTGCAAGCGGAAAGTCCTTCTTTATCAATGGAACGAGCGTTCTTTCTGGGAGCACTCTTGGTTCTGGCGTTACTGGTTCCAGTCTCACTTCAGTTGGCACGCTGACCTCTGGTACGTGGTCCGCAAGCACCATTGCAGTCAACAAGGGCGGCACTGGTCAGACCAGCTACACCAACGGTCAGCTGCTGATTGGTAACAGCACCGGCAACACGCTGACCAAAGCAACGCTGACTGCTGGTTCTAACGTCACGATCACCAACGGTGGCGGCAGCATCACGATTGCTGCTACTGACACCAACACCACCTATACCGCTGGCGACGGCCTTGATCTGAGCGGCACCACTTTTGCGCTTGATCTCAAGGCAAACGGCGGTCTGGTCATTGAGTCCACCGAAGTCGGTGTTGACCTCGGTGCATCCAGCATTACCGGCACCCTTGCTGTTGGTGATGGCGGCACTGGAGCGACTACTGCTTCTGGTGCTCGTACCGCGCTTGGGCTCGCAATCGGCACCAATGTTCAGGCATACGACGCCGATCTGGACACCCTTTCGGGGATGCAAACCGGGGCTGCCACTGCGCTGGCTGCACTGACTTCTACCGAGGTTGGAATCCTTGACGGTGCAACGGTCACGACTGCTGAGCTGAACATCGTTGACGGCAGCACCTCTGCAACCGCAACCACCCTTGCGACTGCTGACCGCATGGTCATCAATGACGCTGGAACGATGGTTCAGGTTGCGCTGAGCGATCTGGTTACCTTCTTTGAAAACGGAGCTGTTTCCGGCTTCGAGATCGACGGCGGAACCTTCTGATGGCTGTTCAGATCCGGTTAAAGCGAGGGAGCACGACTCCCTCCGCTGGTTCTTTTGCAGAAGGTGAGCCCGCTTGGGACTCATCTAACAGCAAGCTGTATGTAAAAAATGCGGCTGGCACGATGGTGCTGATCAACCCCGGCAGTCAAGACTATGGTCTGATTACTGGAACGGTTGATAGTTCAACCGACTACGGGAGCATTGTCTGATGGCTACGCAGATTCAACTCCGCCGTGGCTCAACTAGCCAGCACTCAAGTTTTACTGGTGCTGCGGGCGAGGTCACTGTTGACACTGACAAGGATGTAGCCGTTGTCCATGACGGCAGTACAGCTGGCGGTTTTGCGCTAGCCGGAGTTGGCACTGCTCAAACTTTTACAAAGGCTCAGCGAGGGAGCGTATCTGCTCTTACGAGTGCAACCACTGTGACGCCGGATTTTGCCACGGCAAATAACTTCAGCCTGACCCTTGGTCATAACATCACACTTGCAAATCCGAGCAACTTAACTGCAGGCCAAAGCGGTTCAATCGCTTTGACGCAGGACAGCACAGGCTCCAGGACAGCTGCGTTTGGTAGTTACTGGAAGTTCCCTGCAGGGACCGCTCCAACGCTTACAACAACGGCGTCAAAGACAGATCTGCTCGTTTACTACGTGGAAAGCAGCACTAGGATTAGCGCTCAAGTTCTCCTGAATATGGGCGGCTAATGGCTGTCAAATCGAAGACTGCATTAGGTCGGGTTGAGCACAAGTCCCGTCCTCCGAAGAAGACTCGCCAGGGCAACGGGCAACATTCCAAGGCAAGCCACGGCCGCAAGAAGTACCGCGGACAAGGAAAATAGTCCGGGTTGCCAGTTATTCAACTGGCGGCTTTTTCGTGCCAGTACACTTTCTGAGATGTTGTGTTTTTACACCCAACAATGATCAAAGCTTCTGCGGCTGCTTTCGCCCTCGCAGCCATGGGTATCGCTTGCGTTCCCGCTGCCAAGGCCGACGGTTTCTACATCAACCCCGAGTACAACCTCGGCTTCGCTGGCAACCAAACCTCTGGCGGTGGCGCGATTGACGCTCACGTTGGCTACGAAGCCGGCCCTTGGTATATCCAAGGCGGTCCTCAGATCGTCTTCCCTGAAGGCGGCGCCACCGACTACAACTTCTCCGCCAAGACTGGCCTGAGCGCTGACGTCACCGCTGACGGCAAACTCGGTATCTACACCGAAGTGAGCATGGCCACCGGGGACAAAAGCAACAGCTACGGCCTCAAGCTCGGCTCCAAGTACAAGTTCTGATCGAAAACATGGCCCGTTTCGGCGGGCCTTCGACCAGCTCATAGTTACGCGCAACTACCTGTCAGCTTTCTGGCGGGTAGTTGTTTTTCCATGTCTAAGCAATCCGGCGAATTGGGAGTACTGTTGGCCCCCCGATTGGCTAATCCCCTATGTGCAGGATGCCGTCGACTTCTATAAAGTCGAGCCATACGCCAACGAGAAGGCAATCCTCAATGCGCCGCATCATTGATTTGATGGCCATCACCGGCTTCCTGCTCAGCGGATCCATGACCGCAGCACTGGTGATCAGCTACCTGCAGTTTGACAAGTTCATGGACGACAGCATGAAGCGCATCGGCGGCCAGGTCACCGAGCACATTGAAGCTGAGCTTGAGGGCAAGATCAAAGGCGCCATGCCCAAACTGCCCGAAGTAACTGGTCCGGCACTGCCCTTCTAATGCCTGAGATCCCAGAGATCCGCATCCCGCAGGTCCAGGACATCCCTTACACCCCTCAGCTTCCAAGTAATCCGCCTGTGACTCTGGAGCTGGGGGTTCCCATCGTCGAGATGCCGGGTTGCGTTCCAGTGCATCCCGACGCCAAGCTCAACCCAAGCCTCCTCCAGGATGATCCTGGTCGAGTAGGCAATTGGTGCCCCAATGGCGAAATTCCATCGTTCAACCCGATGGACTTCAGCCCCAACGAGTTTCAGCTGGTACGACCCACGACACCGCGCACCGATGATTCCGAGGAGAGTGAACCCCCTCCCCCTCAATTACCAGCAATCCCGCGATTACCTCAACCAAATGCGAAGACATCTGAGACAGCAACGGAGACCGAGCCTGCCAAACCGCTTCTGGAGAAAGCGCTTGACGGACTACCGCCTGTGGAGGCTGTGGTCACGACGACAACGATTGCCGTGGTGGCTACGACTACTGCCCTGGTGGCCAAGCCACTCGGAGAACTAATACTCAAAGCGATCAAGCCAACCGTCAAGAAGACGATGACGACGATCGCGAAGATGAGGGGCGAAACGATTCCACTGGAATCGGTATGGGAGCGGCGGGTTTCACAGCGGGAACGGAACTTGGCAATTCGGACGTTGCGCCGGGCTTTGAAACCTTAATTTTGTGCCGATGCGGCAGCACCTGCCCAGGCTTCGGCACAAGCACGACATCTGAGCAGACCACATAGAACTTGGATTTGGGGTGGAACGTAATCCCCTTCTGCGCCAATTCACCGCAGTGCCGCAGTCTGCTCAACTCAAAGTCCAGTCGCTTGTTGGCAAGGATTTGACGCTGGAGCGCGTTGTGGGTGTCAGCTGAAGCCTTGCATCGCTCCTGCATTCCACCATCAAGGGGAATACTTACCGTGGCACTGACGCCGAAGTTAAGTGCGTGGTTGTTTTTCTGACCGCTCGGGAGCTCTTGGTAGTAGAGGATATTTCCTGGGTTGTCAGGTACGCCGTTTTCGTCATCGTCGGTGGGATCGTAATACGGTGTTCTGACCGTGTCGTTGAACGGCAGCGCGTATGACTTGCTCGTCGTAACGAACGGCGAAACGTTCAACGTTGGCCCTTGGCACGAAATACCCGGACCATATGCGTTGGTCGGATAAGGCCCGGTAAGCATCTGAATGGCCTGGTTAGTAACCGAGCCAGTGCTATTTGCCACCGGATTGGCTGTTGCGTTGGCTTGAGCAAACGCCGGATTAGGCAGCAGAACTAAGGCCCAAAGACCGAGACGGTATCGGTGACGCTTTGTACGGACGTTGTACGGGTGATGTCCGTTGTTGTCTCCAGGCCTGGTCCCGAATAAGACTCGACGAACTGAAAGCTTGCGCCTGGATTGACGATTGACCATGTGGGCTTGTCTTGCAGGTCGAGGCCGGTCCAACTAGAGGTAACCCCGTCCACTGTTTGTGTCTGGGTAGTACCAGCACCTGGAACGATGCTTGACCCAGAGTGTTGCACGTTTGTACCTGACGCGCTGTAGGTATAGCCGGTCGCGTAATTGACGCTGCGAATCTGCTCAGTTACTTGAGTCGTTGATTCCGTCCGCGATGTCATCGTGCCACTGCGGAAGTTAGGCACAACCGGCACGGCTGCTGCTGGACCGGCCAACAGCAGCACAACAGCTAACCAGCGCATCAGTCGAGCTTGATTTCGGTGACCATCTGACCAACTGCGCTAGTGCCAGCGCCGCCAGCGGTAAGGCTGATGGCATGATCACTAGCGATCGTCCCAGCCAGGGTTCCGGCAACCCCGCCAGCAGTTGTCGTTGTATCACCGAGCATTGGCAAAGATCCAACAACGCCGCTGGTCACGCTGGTGGCTGATGGCACGTTGTCGCCCTCAGTGAAGGACTCGCTGAAGGAGAAGGCGTCGCCAGCAGTAGTGATGCTGTAGTCAGCGGCGGTGTAGCCAACGGCGCTGCCGCTAGTAAGTGTGCCGAGGCCGCCGGCGGTGTCGAGGGTGACGTTGTTGCCGCTCACCGAGTAGCTCGAACCGATCCGGCTTGCGGCACTTGCTGCAGCGTCAACGGTCAGCGACACCGAGGATTGGATTCGGTGTGTCAGATCCGCGTGTGCAGGACTCGCACTACCGATCACAATGGCGGCTGCAAGAACGAGCTTTTTCATTGTTGTTTCTCCTGGGTTTTAGCGGTGATTGTGCCGTTATTTTCGTCCTTCTTTTTCTGGCCGTTGCCTTTACCCACAGAAACCCCGAATGAGGCCATCGTGCCGGTCAGCAGGGAAGCCGGAAAAGTCGGATCCATGGCCTTCACATGCCCCAAGTAATTAAGGCTGAGCATGAAGATAGACCAGGACAGCACCGCCAAGCGAACGAAGTCGGCTAACGGCGTGTGGTCCTTGTCGTGATCGTGTTCAGATGAGGCTGCCATGATGAAACGAGTGCTTGGGTGGCTCCTGTGATTGAGATTCTGGCTGCCATTGCGGGGGCCTCTGTAACGGTAGCCGCAATGGGCGCTTCGGCTAACAGTAAGAGGTCTACAGAGAGTCGCGACGCTGTAATCCGCCTAACCGCATCCGTCGATAGCGTTGCAACTCGCCTCGACGTACTCCACACCGATATGCGCAGTCGAGACGCTGAAGTATTTAGCCGCTTACGCGAACTCGAAGCAGCAGTGGCCCGTATAGAAGGTTCCAGAAACCAGCACTAAGCTTTTTGCAGTTACTGCATACCAATGGACGACATCCTCACCAGCCCGATCACCTGGGCCGTAGTTGCACTGATTAGCGAGTTGGTTGGCGCCTCGAACCTTAAGCAGAACGGCGTAGTCGCCCTACTTCTCGACACAGTTAAGTCCCTTAAGCCAAAAAACATGAAATAGTTACTAGTGTTGAGTATCTTTCTGGTTATGACGTTGCGACTAACCGATTTCTTTAATCGCTACACCGCAGCGCCACACCAGATCGCAGCGATCAACAAGCTTCAGGAGGACATGCCTCCCGAGCTACTGGCCCGCAACTCAGCATGGTTTGAGATCTGGAAAGCAGGTGGGCGAGTGGAGTGGCTGCCCACCCCGTACTTCCATCAGCTCGATCTGCCAAATGGCTACCGCAAGTGCTTCACTGCGGCAGCAGCAATGATTGCAGCAGATCAGGCCCGCGTACTCAACCCACACGACTACGACAAAATACGGTCCAAGTACGGCGATACAACTGAGATTCACGCGCATATTTCTGCCCTCTGGGAACTGGGTCTGACTGCGGAGTTTGTGGACAACGGAACCCCAGGTCTACTTGAAGCTGAGATTGATGCAGGACGTCCCGTCGCAGTCGGCTGGTTACATCACGGGGATTTAGCTAAGGGTGAGCGCCCCAGAGGATATGGCCATTGGAGCGTCATTGTCGGCTACACGGACCAATTCTTCATTGCCCACGACCCAATGGGCACCCCCGACTTCATTCACGGCGGCCACAAGGATCAGGCCGAAGCTAAGTATGTGCTGTATCCGCGGCGTAAGTGGCTGAAGCGGTGGGAGGTCGAGGGACCTGGAACAGGCTGGGCGATCCGTGTTACAGGCGGTTGGTCCGATTTGCCTAAGGATGATAATTAGCGCTATATCCAGTATTGTGTTCTGAGACATAAAAAGCGTGTGATTGTTCCCGACCATGAGATTCAGCGTCTCTGCCAGCAAGAGCGCATGGTCGTGCCATATGAGCTTGAGCTGCTGAATCCAGCGTCGTTGGACCTGCGAATCGGCGAAAACATCATGGTTGAGGTAGATCACAGCCCTGAGCTTCAGATCCAGTCCATTGCCCACTGCACTAAGGACAATCCTTATCTGATGGCGCCCGGCGAGTTCCTACTCACCGAGACGCTGGAAGTATTCAACATGCCTGCGGACATCTGCGGCATGTTCTGCCTCAAGTCGTCCCGCGCCAGAGAGGGCTACGAGCACAGCCACGCCGGCTACGCGGATTGCGGTTGGAACGGAAGCAAACTGACCCTTGAGCTGAAGAACAACAAGCGGTTCCACAACCTCCCGCTATACCCCGGCATGAAGATCGGGCAGATGGTCTTCCTACTTATGGTCACTAACCCGGACCTGGATTATGGAGAAATTGGGCATTACAACGGTCAACCGCGAGTGATGCCAAGTTGGGAAGAGTGTCTTTAGCTACCCTGAGTCGAAGCGGAGAGCTTCTCCCATGCAGCGGTACTTAATCGAAGTAACGGGGAAGTTTTACTTCGAGACCGCGCAGGACCCTGAGAACATCCCAGGCGACATCTACGCCTGCATCTCAGAGTGCTTCAAAACCGATGACGACATCATCGACATCGAAATAGCCACCTACGAGCTTCCCAAAGATGGAGCATCAGATTGATGGCATCTACCTCGTCAACAAAAAAGCGAGTAAGCAACGCTTCCGTGCCTCAATCTTCTCCGCTTGGAACCACACCTGCGCCTACTGCGGCGATCACGCCACAACAATCGATCACGTAAAGGCCAAGGCCAAAGGTGGTCCGACGACCGTGCGCAACTGCGTACCAGCCTGCCTGCGATGCAACGCGGCTAAATCCCACTCGTCTGTGTGGCTGTGGTGGATAAAGCAGCCGTTCTGGGATTTCTTTCGAGCCCACAAGCTGCTGTGCTGGATCAACCGAACCGAGCAGCCTTCATATGCTCTATGTAGATCTGAGCCTGCCACAGATCATTGGCATAACGACCGATTGAGCAGTTAGGCATACAAGCCCGATACCGCACCTCACCAATAGGCTCCGTGCTCATTTCGATGTAATAGCCATCCCCGCAGTCGAATGCGTCCTCAGGGATCGTGTACTGAGTTTGGTCCCCAGAAGGCTGAGCAGCTTTTTGCGAAGACTCCTCCACTTGACCGTCCCTCTGGAAAACCTATCCCGCATTGTGCCGCAACAAATTCCCAGTGGATGCAGTGCTGGCAGCGGGGTTTGTTGTTTGTGATGGCCCGTGCATCGGCGTACAGCTGCTCCGCCTCGATGACTGCCTTCTCTAGTTCGGGTGAGCTGAGCGGTAGGTCTAACTTTCCCGTATGAGTCTTAATGCGGACACGCCAGCCCTCAGGTCCCTCATACAGAACCATCCTGCCGGCGTGATACCGCAGCGAAGCCACTAAGCCTTAGCCAATAGCCGCAGCTTAGTTGTCAAGTCTTCAAGTGCTCCGTCATTAAATACAGCGCAATCAAAGTCCTCGTAGTTATTCAGGCTGCCTTCGCTGGCGTGCTCAAAAGACTTGGGAATACCCGGTCTTTCGACATACCAGAGCGCACCGCCCAGATTTTTGATCAACTGGGCTTCATTCCTGAAACGGCAGTCATCAACCACAACCTTGTCAAAGTGCTTGATCCGCTCGGACCAACACCGCAGCCAGATGTCGGGGTGAATGCAGGACCGGCCCCATTCAGTCCCAAGCGTCCGCAACATGTGGCGCACACTGACTTCTGCCGATGGCACGACAACCTGCTTGTGCTTGAAGACGAGATCTTCAGCGTCGGCCTGGTCGTAACCCATGGCCTTGAGCATCGGGATCAGCATCTCCTTGAGGGTTTGAGCGAATGGCACGATTGTGTAGCCGCGCTCCTCCTCAAGCCACTTAGCAACCGTCGATTTGCCTGAACCTGCAGCTGGGCTATACAGGCCGATCAGTTTTTTCACGATTGGCCCGCCGTCTGCGCTGAGATGAAGGAAGCCCGCATAATCTGCGCGGTGTCTTCCTTGAATCGATCCCAAAGGCCGGTGTACGTGCCACGTTCGCCAGGCTCGGCATTGTCGCGTTCGTACAGGTCGTACAGGTAGTCAAGGAAAGCGGCTTTGCCGTTCTCGACTTGCCATGGCTTCAGCTCGCTCAAGAGCTGTTGCGCGTCCAGTGACTGGGTCACCCCAATAAACGATTCGCCCATCAAAGAACCAAGGCCGGTAGAAGGTTTCGATGCCATAAAACAAGGGGTGAGCGCCGTAGGAGCCTACCCCTGTGTTTGGGTGATAGAGACTCACTTTTCAGCATCGGGCGCATGGTAGATACGCTCCAACTTCATGGAGTCGGGCTCAACATCGTCTGAAACATCCATCTGCTTGCCATAGCCAGCAGGATCCGATTCGTCACTAAGCACCCAGGTCACAGTGGATCCGTGCTCCTTAATGCAGACCAGGCCAATCCTGGGTGACTTCATAAGCCAACGCACGATTGCGGCCTCAACCGGATTCAGGAAGGGGTGAGCTCGCATCAAACTGCCTCCGTAACCATCGCCGGGCAGTCGACCGCAAACCTCGTACCACCCTCAGGCAACCCTAGGCAGCATCGGTGACTCCAATGGCCGCAGCCTGCGCATGGCCCGCCACCCTCAAGTGGTTCGTACTTACGCATCCGAACCTCTTCGCGCATCTCTTCCCTACCGGCGGGAGTTTTGCGATAGCACTCTGCGCAGATCACGGGATTGCGAGTGTCCCTTCCGCAAGACGGGCAAACTCTGGTGTTGATTCGGCTCGTAGAGCGAGCACTCACTGGCGAACGATCCACCAGATTCAGGGAACTGCATCGAACAGGAGCCATCGATCCAATAAGAACAAGAGTTGCAGGACTTGCGGGACTCGCTAATAGGCGGATTAAGGACCTGCGAGATCGCGGTATTAAGGCGGAGCAGAAGGTCGTACTCCTTCATCTGTGTAGCCGTTATCTCGTACTTTGTCTCGGCGTAGTTGCAGTTAGTGCATCGGCGCCTGAACCGCATAGTCGGGTCCTGGCTACGCCGACGTGATTCCGTCACGTAGAACTTTTTCTGATTGCACCTGGGGCAGTGGCGCAAACTCTCGTCAGGCCTACCGCGTCCACTCATGGCGCCAACCTCGCTTTACCGAGGCGCTTGTCGATGTAGTAGTTAAGAATTTGCGGTGCCCAGTCTTGAAGCTCGGGCAGCATTAACTCGCAAAGAGCTTGGATTTCAGGCTGTGCATCGGCCTTGGCACGCAAATCAAGGAAGTGGAGCGCGCTGCGGAGGTTGAAGGTAACCACAAAGTTCTGCCGAAAATCGAACGGCAGCATTCCACGGATGTGCTCCTCAGCAAATCCAGCCTTAAGGCGCACGGCGTATTGACGGATCGCCTCCATCGCCACGACCTTGTCCCGGTTCAAATCATCAACCGAGTAGCGGTACTTCTTGCCCTCACGATCCCGGTAGTAACCAGGCTCGCGGAAATAAATCACCGACTCCACAGGCACTTCGCGATTGACGACCTTAAGCATCCGCTGGCCCGTGTACCGCATCGACTGCACGTCAAAGCTGACACCAACGCGGTGAGTCCGCGCCTGCTGCATCACTGAATGCGGGAAACCAGCAACGCCAAAGGTGATAGCGGGGTGCTCAAGCGGGCCAAAGTGACCACGCTCGCCAGCTAAGAGGCGCTTGACGCAGATCTCGCCAGCACGAGTTTCTGACGGTATGTCGTCATCGTCTCCGACATAGCCCTCGTAGTAGTCCTGGTGCATCGCTTGCCACACCAAGCTCTGCGGATACTGGGTGCATTCGAGCACCTCAACCCTGAAATACGAGTCGGACATCAGACAATCGAAAGTTGGGACATAGGCCAGCGAGCTTTCGCGTACTTCAACGCATGAGTCTTGGACTCAGCCCGCAGCTCAACAAACATGGGACTCGCACCAACTTGGGAAACGCGGATCCTGAACTTCTTGGTTTTTGCGCCTGGTACGGCCCTGCTTATGCCGTCACCATGTTGGGATTTAGCTTCCGCATCATCATCCCACGTAGTGTTCAATGCAAAATTCGACACAAATAAAAGATAATTGAGCAGTGGGCGTTCCTATAGTAACTCAAATGCGAGGAGTGCTATGGCCTGGTTTAACCGGGATGTAACACCCGAGAGGGAGCTCTCAATCGAGCTAGCAGCGCGCGGAATGGAGGAGCGCGAGGCGTATCTCTTCAAGACACTGATGTCTTACCAAGAGATGCTCCAGCAGGCGGTCCACGAAATTATGAGGCTGGAGTTCCTCGTCGAAGATCTTCAAGAGCAAGTTCAATCGCTTCCTGCTGAAGCTCCCGAAACAGACGCTCCCCAATCTCCTCAATAAGCAGCTCCTGGAACTTGTCCTCGGCTAGCTGATTGACCAAATCGTTGTCTGGCTCAGGGGCAGCCTTGCGGACCTCAACAATCTCAGTTTTCACCGGCATGTTGAGCCGCTGCATTGCGTTGGTACGGAACGCATTACAGATCCCCATCTTCTTGCGGATCTTGTGAACCCAGTCGGGATCGATCGGACGGCCAGTGTTGATCTCATTCCGCTGCGCATCTGCCAGCGCGTTCTCCATGGAACGAGAGGCCATAACAAGCTCCCCGTTGAACCGGTAGAGCTCGGAGGTTGTGAGGGAGGGCAGCTCGTCCATCGCGATGTTGCGATCTAAGGACTTGCTGAAGAAAGTCAGTGGTGCTGGTCTTGTATCCATGAGTACATAAAACGATAAGCCCCAGTTTGTACCGGGACTTACATTCTACAGGATCAAACGAGACTCACTTTGCGGGCTTTTCCAGGCACACCACAAAGCACCCAGGCCGAGT